TATATGAACAAATAACTGGTCATGAACAAAAGAGTCTTCTCTCTCCCGATCAATCCGAAACTGAGTGAAGAGTTTGTAACTAATACATTCCTTCCATTTCTTAAAGAGTATCGAGAATATATACTAGATCTATATTTTACATGTAGAATCCCTCCGTTTGATCAAGACGCTATGGGGGATACTTTTTTGTCTCCAGAAGCATTAACAGAATCAGCAATATACATTTCTAATGAATCAAATATACCACTGTCAGCGACCTTTAATAATATATGGGTAAGACCTGATCAAAAAAATTTAGACTTGTGGATCAAAGAATTTGCTCCTATCTACAATGCAGGAGTTAGAGTAGTAACTCTACCACATACAACATGGGTATCTACAGGACAGATTAGATCAGTATTTCCAGAATTGTTTATTAAGAATACTATTCTTAGAGAGGTTACAAAACCTAATGATATAGTAGCATTAGCAGAAGCAGGATTTAATTATATAAACCTAGACCGTGATCTTATGAGAGATCGTGATCAACTCTTACGTATTAGAAAAGCAAAAGACTATTGTGCATATCTAGGAAAACCTGTTATGTTCTCAATGCTTGTCAATGAAACATGTTGGGGTGGATGTCCTATCATGCCAGAGCATTACCAGTACAATGCTACAAGAACAAAAGATGATCCTATATTTTTTGCTAGTCCTATTAGTAGAGTATCATGTTCTACTTGGGATGTAGAGAATCCTGAGTTTGATCTTAAACAAGCAAACTTACCTCCATGGAGAGAAGATTGGGTAGAAATGCAATCACATGGTATTGATACTTTTAAACTACATGGTAGAGAGAGTATGATGAGACTGCAGGAAAGCATGGATCTTATCAAGAGGTGGGCAGATCAAGATGAGTATATGTTTCCTGAGTATAAAAAATATACTGAAGCATTAAAGATAAAAGACTCTCCTATCAATAAATGGAGAGAAAAAATTAAGACATGTAAGTTTGACTGTTGGGACTGTAACTATTGTGAAGCAGTAGTGCAATCACATATGAAGAAACAAGATTTAATTGTGCACCCACAGGTAGAAACTTGTATAGAAGCATTTACTAACTCAGGTAAGTATTTGTCAAACCATAGGACATATGATCCTAATGATCCTAGTGCATATTACAATGTGCCTGGTTTAACATCTGCTAGAGTCAGACACTTTCTAAACAACCTCTGCTCTCAAGAAGGAGCAGTATATCTTGAGGTTGGTGTATATGCAGGGGCAACATTTTGTGCTGCAGTACAAAACAATGACATGGTTGCTGCATATGCAAATGATAACTGGTCACAACCCAACTTACAACCAGCTAGAGAAGATATAAACTTACCACTAGAAGATGTAAATGTAAATACTTTTGTTCAAAACCTACAAGAAAATGTTACCACAGATTCATTAGACTTTGACATACAAGTGTTGAATGGAGACTCATCAGAGTTAGGTAAAAAAGATTTTAAACATGACGTCAATATAATATTCTATGATGGAGACAACTCAGAAAAGAAAATGAGAGAGTTCTTTCTTAATATGATAGACTTTACAGAAGACGTATTCACTCTGGTTATTGATGATGCAAACATAGAAGAGAACGTTGCTATCACTAAAAGGTTTATAGAAGCAATGGGATTGAAAGTATTATATGAAAGAGAGTTATTAAATGATTCAGAAGATCCTGAGATGTGGTGGAACGGATTATATGTAGTTGTACTTTCAAAATCAAAGTTTTAATTACAAATATCTCGAAAAAATTTTTCGGGTAATTTTTCCCCTAAAGGTTTTTCGTCTAAATATAGTAGGACTTATTACAGATAATAATGGGAACGCTTAATGTAGGCACTGTTAACGCCAGTACTCTAGATGCTACAGCGGCTTTAAACTTTCCAACTTATACAACAAGTGGAAGACCTAGTAGTGGCATAGACACAGGTGCAACAATTTACAATAGCACTACAGAGAAGTTACAAACATGGAATGGATCTGAGTGGATGGATATTGGTGGTGGATCTGACCCTGATGGATCTTCTGCTGATAAAGCAGCAGCAAGTGCAGCTGCTATATTACTGGTTAATCCCGCAGCAACTGATGGAGTGTACTGGATCTTGTTACCTAGTGTGGGTGCAAAACAAGTATATTGTATGATGGATCCAAACCACTTAGGTGGTGGTGGATGGATGTTAGCATGGAAATGTACTAGAGGAAGCACATTCCACTATGACACTAACTACTGGTCATCTACAAACACATATAATGAAACCTCTCAGTTGAATAGAAACGATGGTGATCATAAGAACCACGTATTCAACTATTATGTTGCAGGAACACTCGGTGCAGTATTTCCTGATATAAACAATGGTGGTCAATCATCTGTTGGTTATAATGGTTGGACTTGGAAACAAGGTGGTATAGGACAGACATGCTTACAAAGATTCCAAAACAATGAGAGAATATCTAGTAACCCACGTGGAGAAAGCATGTGGCAGGGATCTGGATTCTCTGGTCAAGGTGGATTCCAATGGTATGGATTTAACTATACTGGATCAAGTAACAATGCTATGCGTTGGGGATTTGGTTGGAACAACGAGGGTAATGAAAGTTCAAATGATGTTTGCAGTGGTATAGGTCATCGTAGAACAGACTCATCTGCAGGAGATCACATCTATTGCTGTCAATCAACAACTGGAGTTAACAGATCAATGCGTGCGGAGATTTGGGTACAATGAAACTATCTGCTACTGAATATCTACTCATCCTACAGATGCGTAATGATAGTTCTTTAACTCTGACAACAGCAGAGGAAAACTACATCAAGGGTCTTAGACTGGACGGTAAAACTACTGAAACTGTCTTGAAACCAAAAAGAGAGAAGTGGCATACTTATCTCAACTACATCTTAAAGGTAAAGAAAGATGCTGAAAGTGGTAGTGGCAACACACAGTTGCTAAGTGATGCAACTGCATGCTATAATAGTGCTAAGAATTTAAAATTAGGTGTGATTGATATCAACACTTACATAAGTGAGATAGATGCACTAGACTTATCTGAGTCTTCTACAGATCATCTTTGGTATATGACATCGCAAATTGCTACAGAATACCAAAAAGCAATTGCTAGTGAAGATACAACCTTAACTTTAAATGGAGAAAAGTTACCTGACTTAGAATAAATGTTTAAGAATGTAGAACTCCGAGATGATTTTATCGGAGTGTTTGATACATCTATACATTGTAATCAATTTATAGATCACCTTAAAGCAACAGAAGAAAATAATACAATCATACGTAGAAGAAGTATAGATCATGTCAAGGTTAATGATGACATGGTTACTATTGACTCAACTATGGTCAATTACAATAGACCTGTACCATTGTTACAAGATTACAATAATCTGACTAAACAATGTATGGATTTATATATTGAGAAGTTTAATGTAGTTTCTGGATATGATTTGCAGCAAGCATATATGAATATTCAAAGAACACAACCCAGTCAAGGGTATCATGCATGGCATTGTGAAGATGACCATTACGGTGCACATAGAAAATTATTTGCCACTATGTTGTATCTTAATGATGTAGAGGAAGGAGGAGAAACGGAATTCTTATATCAAAAGGTTCGGTTTAAACCACAGAAAGGTAGATTCTTGATGTGGCCAGCACACTGGACACATATACATAGAGGGAACCCACCCCTATCGGGGGAAAAGTACATAGCAACTAGTTGGATTGAAAATCAAGAGATCTAGTGCTATAATAAATAATACACTTATCATTCTAAAACATGGATATTGAAGTAATGGTCAAGGAATTTACTGACCAACTGAAAGATCAGAAAGCAACAATTGTTGAACTGGAAAAACAACTTAGCACTCGTAAAGAACAAGTGTTGAGATTAGAAGGTGCAATCGAAGCACTTAATATGACACTCAAGAAACCAGAAGAAACAGATGGCACTGAAGAAGTCAAGTGAGCAAAGACAACAAGAACATGTAAATTCTAGGCAGTTCCATATTAAATTTGAC